TTTCTTCTAAAAATATTTTTATTTTTTCCATTTTTTTATTTTCTATATAAATCATTTCTAGTGTTATATATAAATTTTCTGTAGTATAAAAAATATATTTTTCACGTCTCTTTATTTCTTCTACACTTTTTAAAATTCCTTTTTGAGTTAAAAACCTTTTTATTCTTGCTTCATCATCACATCTATTGTCAAAAAAGATATTGATGTCAAAAAAACTTTTGTCCTCATCTTCGTCATCTATAATTTTTCTTTCGATTTTCCTTTTTAAAATATATTCTTTTAATTCTATACAGAAATTTTTATATATTGCATGTTTAAAAAAATATTCTGTTACCTCTTCAACATCTTTTTTATCAATTTTTCCTTTTTCTTCTGTTATATTTTCAATTTCTTGTATCTTTTCATCTGTCAAAGTATTTACCATTTTATTTTTTTCTTTTACTCTTTGAATGTTTTTTTCTTCCAATTCTTCCCAGTTTATTTTTATTTTTTCATTTGTTTTTTTCTTTGTTTCTGTTTTTTCTTTTTTAGATTTGAAGAAATTTATTATATTCACAATAAGAACTATCAGTAATAATATAGCTCCTCCTATTATTTGCCCTGCTGGAGTAACTAAGAAAACCGCTAACCCTAATAATAATAACCCTAGTTCCATTTTTACCTCTCGTTACAGTTCTTTTATCGCTGATAATATTTTTTTTAATTTCTTATTTTCTTTGTCCAATTTTTCAAAGTACGCCGCCGCTTTGGTCTCTCCTCTGTCAAGTGTCCACGCTTTCCACAATTCCATCTCTTCATCTTTTGAAAGTCTTAAATATTTTATTATTGATTCCATATTTTTCTTTTTTAAAAAAATAATTCCTGAAATAGCTCTACTAATCGAAGGTTCTGATACTTCCGCAACTTCTGCTAATTCTTTTTGTTTAACGTTTTTTTCATCACAAAATTTTTTTAATAAAATTCCTGTTCTCATTTTCTTCACTCCTTTTTTTAAAATTTTTTAACCGCTTTTATGCCTTGATTTTACTACATTTAAAACAATTTTTAAAGTTTTTTCTTACCTAGTAAGATAATTTTTTCTTGACAATTATCTTACTAGATAATATAATCGAATCAAGAAAAGCAAATACAAGCTTTTAAAACAATTTTTTTTAAATAATAACTTATCTTATAAAGTAAGTTAAAAACTTAGGAGGATTAAAAATGGAAAATTTAAAAGAAATGTGGGGAAATGGATTAAGAGAAGTATTTTATAACCTTGGAGGTACAGCAATATTCTTGGTATGTGCGTATTTATACGCAACAGCTCCAGTAGTTGACAACTTTGCTGTATTAACGTCTTTGCTATTAGCATTTTGTTGCTTTACTTTAACAATTGCGGAAGTGATATTCGCAACAGTTGAAAAAATAAGAGAGAGAAGATAGGAGGATTTAAAATGACAATTAATAAAAACGAAATCATGGAACAACTTTTAAAAAATACTAGTTGCACATTAAAAATTAACGAAGAGTACGGAGCGATTATTTTTAGATACTACAGCATTTATTCAGATAAAAAAGAGTATAAGCTAGTTGTTCATAAAAACTTTGGAAAATTTGAAAATGTTTTAGTGACAAAATATGTCCAAAACATCGAAAAAATATTCACAATTTTAGAAACTGTAGATTTTAATTAATTTTTTATGGTTGCTCTTGATTAAATCGAGAGCAATAATAAGAAATTAAAAAAACTAGTCGCAATTAAATGCCTCTTCATGCGACTTTAAACAATACCAGCAAGGCTCAGCGATGGTGGTAAGCTCCACTAAAAAGAGTAGGTTGAAAATCCTAGACGTGACTTTTTAAATTTTTACAACGTTAAAAATTAATTTCTTATAACAGTTTTAAAACCTTTTAGAATTGCTATAAGAAATTAAAAAAGAGGGTGAGGATATGAAAATAACAAAAATTTACAGTAAAAAAGAGTTTATAAAAGAGTTAAAAGGAAGTTGCAAAGAGCTTAAAGAATGCGGCTTCAAAGAAACTGGAAAAATAGTATTTTACTTCCAAACTTGTTTGACATATAAGTCAGCAAGTAAAAAATTAATGGATTACCCATTGTAGGAGGATCGAAGATGACACTAAGAGAAAAAGAAGATTTAACATTTAATGATTTGTGCAACTTAATCAAAAAAATGTACAGTTGCACAGGTGTTGTGGTGTCACAACCAGCACCCAAAGAAGATTACAGGGTAGAACTTAAATACCCTGACGGAACAAGAAAAATGATAGGTTATACACACCCTGACTTACTTAGATGTATAGAAAATTGTTATTCAGAACTTCAAAAAGATTATAAAGTTCTAAAAAAAGCAGGGATTTTATAAAAGGGGGCTAATTATGAGATTAACAGAACTAATAATAATCACAAAAAGAATGGCAGAACTTGGGATTGACCCAGCAACAACAACCGTCAATGATATCTGGGAAATGGTAAAAAAATTTAAAGGGGGTCAAATATGTTAAGAAAAATAATTTTAAAAATATTTTGGGTGGTAGAAGATTCTTTATACTACCTTGGATTTAAAAAAGCAGGTGACAAAATAGAGAGCTTGGAAGATTGGACATATTCAAAATTATATCAATTCAAATGGTTCAGAGCTTAATTTTTTATGGTTGCCCTCGAACGTTCGAGAGCTTCCACAAAAAATTAAAAGGGGGAATCTATATGAAAATAGATGATTTATTAAAAAAAGCTTTAACTCTTGCAAGTAGTTGCGGAGTAGCTGAAAGGATTAATGTATATTCTTACAATGGAGATGTTTGTATAAACTTTTCCGACTGGGAATATACAGGGGATAGCCTAGAGGATATTCTTTTAGAAGCTATCAACGACCTTGAGGCATTAAATAAAGAATTGGAGGGGTTAGGATGTTAGATAAAATGTTAAAAGGATTAGGAAAAATCCAAGAAATATTAAAAGAAAACAATTTCGATACTGTTGTTTGCGATGATCATGTAACAATAGAGATCACCAAAGATGGAAAAATAGAAATTGATACACCTGTAAGAAGTTACAGAGCCGAGACGCTCGAAAAAGCAATTTCGAGAGTTCTCGAAAATTTGCAAGATGATATTGACGAGGGTGTTAATTATTCCAAAGATTTAGAAGATACTTACAGAAGGGATAGACACGCCGCAGGGATTGGGAGTTGGTAGATGTGGCATGGTTTAAAAGAGTATTAGGATTGAAGATTAAATTTTATAGACACATAGGAGGTGGAACATGGAAAAAGAATTAATAAAAGCATTGGAGAAGTTAGAAATTTTAAAAAGAGATAACAAGATAAAAGATTTTGAAATGTCAATTTATACTAACAAGAGCGGAGAAATAAAACACAGTTTCAGTTTAAAAAAAGATGATAAATTTGAAGTATTTTTCAAAGTAGAAAAGCTTTTAAACTTCCAAGGTTTTTAGTTTTGATAGCAGGGCTGGACACTTCCAGCCCCACTATAAAAATTAAAATGGAGGTAGAGAAATGAAGATTATAAGAGAGAATGACAAATATTATTTATTACAACAAGACAAAAAACTTGAATTTACAGATGACGCTTTAAAAATGATTATTGTGTATGAAGCCTTAACCGTTTTAGATGTTGCCAAGAATGTAAAATTTGAAACTTGTTATATAGATAATAACACTATATTTTACATAAAAGGGATAACTGTATTTACTGATGAATTGAGTTATTTTTTTAAAGATTGCGAACATTTTTTAAAAGAATCAAAAAATGTTTTGTTTTAAGGGGGTAAATTATGAAAGCATTTAACAGACCAAGAAAAGAAAAACACACTACAAAAACAAAATGGAAACTTTGCGTTTTTGATTACTTCACATTCTCAAAGAGTAGTAAAAAGAAAAGTTACACCGATGACCTATTCGGAGATGAACCAATAGTACATAAAAGATATTTTTAGTTTTGATAATAGCTCTTGACCTTTCGAGAGCTGATATAAAAACTAAAAAAAGAGGTGGAAAATATGAAAAAAGAAATGTTTGATAGCATGTATATGCTAGACCTTAGCGGTAAAGTGGAAAAGGATTATAAAGGGTTAAATTATATAAGCTGGGCTAACGCCTACAAGTTAGCTATGGAGCAAGACCCAAACTTTACATTTGAAGTATTGGAAGACGCCGACGGATTCCCATTATTTAGTCGTGGAACTTGTCACATGGTAAAAACTACAGTAACAATGTTCGGAGAAACTAAAAAAATGTTTCTTCCTGTAATGGATAACCGCCACAATGCAGTCGCAGAGCCTAACACTAGACAAATAAGTGATAGTATAATGCGTTGTCTAGTTAAAAATATAGCCCTTTTCGGTATAGGTCTAAGCCTATACACTGGTGAAGATTTAGAACAATTCAAATCACCAGAGCAACTAATGAAAGAGGCAGAAGATAAATTAAAAGCTGATGATATGCCTACACCTAAAGACAGAAAAATATTTATTGATGTTTTAAAGTCTAAACATTCAAATGAAGAGATATTAAAAGCTTGTAAAGATACAGAAATTGACCCTGATACTGCAACTATGTCAGAACTTAAAAATCTTAGACAAATATTATGGAATAGTAAAAAAGTAAGTTAATTTATTGAAAACAGTAAAAGTATGATTTAAAATATAATAAATAAGTTCCTGGGGCACTTGCTTCAGGAATAAGGAGGAAGAAAATGGCTGAAAGATTAGAAGATTTTTTATTATTTTTAGATTTTGCAGGGATTAGCCCTGAAAATGAAGTAACAGATGGACAAAGAGCAATAGAATATTTTTATACCACTAGAGAAAGAACAATCCAAAGTCCAAGAGGTGGATGGAGAAAAAGACTTTACAAATACCCTAAAATTAAACTTACTGATTTTATGGATAAGGAAAAACTAGCAAGAATAATGCTTGAAGATAAGATAAAAGACATTCAAGCTAACACAGAAATAACCATTGGTTGGTCCGACGTTGGAAGTAGTAGAAAGTTTCGTGTTGATGGTCCTGAATTTTCTTGTGAGGTCAGAACTGCTGGAAGAATGAAAGTAAAAAAAGGTTGGTACAGATCTTTAGAAATAATAGACCATCTATATTCTGATGATGAAATGAGTAAACTTAGTGTTTATGTAGATGATGTTAAATTTAAAAATCTTACTCGTGAAGAGCATACAAACGCTGTTTTGAAGTTTACTTTTAAAAAACATAGGGTCGGATTTTGGAAAGATAGAGAAAAGATGTTACCATAAATAACAAAACCCCCACACTAAAGGAATACGGAAAAGCGTGGGGGTTTGTTTTGTAAATAACGGTTAAAAACTTTTTACTACTTTTAACCTCCTAATGATTTTTATAGATACAGATAATATCTTATTAGGGGTTTAAAAATCAAAGTAGTAGTAATGAATAAATTAAATTAAAAAAATCAGGTTCTAATTAATAGTATAACAATTACCTAGAAGTTTCAAATTTTTTAAAACTTACGCAGAGCAAAAAAAGAAGAAAGCCTATTGGGTGATAGGCTTTCTGATTACAGTTTGGTTTTTGGGTTTGTTTTATCTTGTGAGGATAAAACGGCTTTAAAGCTACTTTAATAATACCATACATATTAAATTGTGTCAAACTTAATATGTAAAAATTAAATTTTGATGGGAAGTTCAAGTGATAGGGTACCATTTTGTCACATTATTTAAAAAATAAAGTGAAAAAATTTTACCTATTTATAAGTTTATAAGTTTATATAGTTTAAGAGGCTCAAGACTTCCCTAAAATCAAGGACTTTAGCGACATAAAAGTGAAGTTTTGTCAGTTTTCCGTGACGTTTTGTCAGCAAAGTGTGAAGTTTTGTCAGTGAAGTGTGAAGTTTTGTCAGTGAAGTGTGAAGTTTTGTCAGCAAAGTGTGACGTTTTGTCAGAACTGTTTTTACTTCTAAAGTATTAAAGATGTTTATAATGTAATGTGAAAAATTGTTGCTTTTTTCACTCATTGAATATAAAATGTGGTTATTACTTATTTATAATTAAAATTTATATTCCAACATTTGTTACAAAATGTCGTACTTTAAAGTGTGAAAAAAACCTAATTTTTGGGTAGATTTTATTTAAAAAATATTGTATATTTAATTAAGCGTGAAAATTTATTATTTTTTTCACACTATGATTACAATTTTAAAGAAAGGGGTTAGAATGGAAAAAGAATCAAATGCAATAGTAGAGTATAGTAAAGATTTTGCTACTTCTATGAATAATTATTCAGCTTATGAAATGGATTTAGTATTAACTTTAGCTTACTCAGCAAGAAAAAAAGTTACCGACCACATGAATGTGGCAGTAGATAAAGATTTAGAATTAGAATTATCCTCACAAGCTATAAAAAAATTACTTCAAGGTAATGTTTCTATGAAGAGATTAACAGAATCACTAGAGAAAATTTATGATACTAAAATTTACTTTGAGGAAGATGAGTATAATGTTTGTGAACATATATTTGATAAGCTATGTTTCAGCAAAGATAATAAAAAGATTATTTTTGTTCTTAAAAAGAAATATATTCATTTGTTTTTTAATCTTACTGGAAATTTTACCCAACATGAGCTTTTAGAATTTGCAAGTCTAAAGGGTAAATATGCTAAAAAAATATATCAAATTGTGATGAGCTATAAAGGGCTAAAAAAGAAAGAATATTCAGGAGAGTTTTTCAGGCACTTATTAAATGTTCCTGAATCATATAGATGGGCAGATGTCGAAGCTAAGGTTATAGGGGTGACTAAAAAAGAATTTGAAAAAACTAATATAATAAACTTAGAACTGGAGAGAAAAAGAGCAGGAAAAGAAGTTGATAAAGTCATATTACATTGGGATATAAAAGAACCTGAAATAATAAAAGAAGAGCCAAAGAAAAAGCCTAAAAAAGAAGTAAAGAAAGAAGAAATTGAAGATATAAAAATTGTAGAACCTGAAGACCTTACACCAGAGGAAGAAGAAAAAGGACTTGAAAAATTAATATCTGATGGAATGGATAAAGGCTTTATTGAAACTATGAAAAGAAATAATAAAACTATGTATATTAATTTTATAAGAGCTTGTTTAAAAGGGGTGGAGTAATGAAAATAAACTACAAAAAAAGATTGGAATTACTAAAAGAAGAGCATGAGAAATTATCAGGAACAAGATTAAAAGACAATGTAGAGTTAGAAAAACAGCTTGACTGGTATCATTATGCTTTAAAAAAATTAAAAGCAATTCCAGATATATATTTTGAACCTCACGAAAAAGAAAGATTAATGGAAAAATTTAAAAATAAATATTGGTTTCTTATGCAAGAAAAAAGAGAAGAACCGATAAAATATATTTTGCCTGAGTGTGGACAAGAATTAATATACAAACTCCAAAAAAGAGATGTTGAAATTCAAGAGGAGTTAAAGCTTGAAAACGCCAGCAAGTATTATAAAGAGTACTTAGACTGGTATTATAAAGCTAGTGAAAAACTTAGTAAAATACCTGATATTTGCTTTGATGATAAAGAGAGAAAAGAGATTGTAGAGCATTTTGAAAAACAATTTCTTAATATACTTACTTTAATACAGGGGGTAGAAAATGAAAATAATTAGTTTTATGGTTGAAAAGGGTGGAACAGGAAAGACAACAGGAGCTAGAGAAGTAGCTGGAATGTTACAAAGAGATAAAAAGGTTTTACTTATAGACTTAGACTTTCAAAGAAACCTTAGTACATCATTAAATTTCGAGAGCTCTCGAAATATTTATGACGCTATTATGAAGAGGGATTTTAAAGGGAATATAGTCAAGATAACAGATAACCTAGATTTGATACCCGGAGATCTAAGAATGAGAAACCTAGATGATGATTTAAAAGTTAGTATCACATCTGATTTTGTGATTAAAGAGCAGCTTTTAGTGATTAACGACTATGATTTTGTGATTATTGACTGCCGTCCTGATATGAAAAAGCCTGAGACTAATGCAATTAATGCAAGTGATATAGTTTTAACACCAATAGAGCCTCACTCGTTTAGCTTAGATGGATTCGATATTTTAGAGTCTTTTATAGGAAGCCATAAAAGTACTCTAAAACCTAATCTAATACATAAAGGGTATCTTAGTCGTGTACCCAACGACAAAAAGTTTTTAGAGGGTATTGGGGAGCTCTTGATTGATTATCGTGATGATATGTTAGTAAGTTTTATAAGAGAGAATATAAAACTTAAAGAAGCGGAGATGTGCGGTCAGTTTATATTTGAATACTCACCAAGGTCAAATGGTGCAACTGACTTTGAAAATTTAACAAGGGAGATATTGAGATATGGCAAGTAAATTTAACAAAGCTCTTAGACGTCGTGAAAGGGTCGTTCCTGCCCTTTCACAAGAAAGTAATACAATAAGTCAAGTAATAGCCGAGGAGCTTTATTTTGACTATAATAGGCTCGTGATAGATACGGATGATAAGAACTCTTTGATAACTTATGAGAAAGAACTTCTATATCAAAGAAAAAGAATTGGAGAAATTGCCCTAACATTAGGGGGAACTTTGGAAAAAGCAAGGGAGATATTTGCTAAAAATAACCTTGAGGAAACTTTTACAGAGTGGTACACAACGCTTGGGTACAACAAGGACCAAGTGTATTTACTAAGGGGTAGATATAGGTTGTATCTGGAGAATCCAAGCTATAAAGATAGGGTACAATCCCTTTCTGATGTAGAGGTAAAAGAGGTTATTAATAAAGCTACACCTCCAGCATTAGTGTTTAAAGTATTAGATGGAGAAGTAAGAACAGGTAAAGGAATTAAAGAGGCTCGTAACCATTTTACCGATGCCAACAAAATGGTAGTTGCCGACGCCAGCAAAACGATAAATGTTAAAAGTGAAAAGAGTATCCAAGACAGGATAATGGAAATTAATGATGAGATCTACAAGCATGAAACGGCTATAAAACTACTAAGAGAAGAGATGGCGGACCTAGTAAAGAAGCTTTAAAAGCTTACGTAGAGCGAAAAAGGGGCAATTAAGCCCCTTTTTGTTTTACATCTCTGAGATTTCTTTGGTTAAATGTTTTACTCTTTCTTCTAATATCTCATATACGCAACGCCATGCCATTGCTTTTTCTTCTATGACGGCTCTATCATGTCCATTTTGACGTTCTCTAGCCTCATAGTCTCTTATTATATTACCGTATCTGTCCAAGCCCTTATTTGCCCAATCAAGACGTTGCTTAGCAGATTGAATATAAAAGTTTTCCATGTCTGTGTCTTGTTCTTCTTTTTCTCTTTTAGCGTTTTTCAAATCATATCCACTGTCTTTTATATGGTCTTCTATTGTCCATATAAGCCTTTTTAATTTGTGTTTCATTTTACATTCCTCCTCTTATGTACTGAAATAACTTGTCTACATCTTGTTCATTAAATTTAAAACCACCAAAAATAAAATCCCCACTTTCTTTTATTCCTATCTTCATAGCATTGTATAAAGAATCAATATCTATATCTCCATCAGGTGATACTAGACCCATGTTTTGAAGTGTTGGAAGATATTCTTGTAGCATTCTTTCTCCTTTTTCAGCTCCTAAAGCTACCCCTGAATATATCAAAAACTTTTTAATCCCTGTAGCTTTAGAGGCTACCTCTTGTTTTATATATTTAAGTATTCCTAGTTCTATATCAGCTAGTTTCATTGGTCCTCCTTATGAAAATAGGATAGCTTAGCTATCCTATTTATTTTTATTTAGTTGCTGGAGCTGGTGTTGTTTGAGTTGCTGTTGGAGCTTCCCAAGCATTATATCTAGGCATTGCACCAGGACATAATGAATCTAAAGGCATTACAAGTTTTCCAGGAACAAATGTTGCATTTACATAACAATATAAGTTTTGGTCTCCTGCTGCTCTTCTTTCAGCTTCAAGAGCAATAGCTCCCTCTAAGTTAGTCTTAACTTTGTCTATTTCACAACCAAGTTGAGCTAGTCTAACTCTGTTGTCAACCGCTTCTTTATTTAGATTTTCAAATAGAGTAGCATACTTTTCATCTTTTTTCTCAAACATTCCAAGTACTTCTTTGAATGTATTGATACCTACTCCATCTGCATACTTTTCAGCTTTAAGTTGTGCTATCTCTGCGTCTTTTTTGCCAAGTTCCGCTACTGCTCCAAGTCCAGCTAAAGTATTGGTATTGTTACAGTTTCCTCCAAATAGTCCTCCTAGTAGTCCATTACCATTATTAGAACCATTTAAGATTCCTAAAGCTGTACCAGCTATTCCAAGACCTAGTCCAGTACCTGCTACACCTTTACTTGCATATTCTTCTGCCATAATATTACCTCCTTATAAGTGATATATTCATTGTATAACTTATAAGAAATTCATGCTTTAAAATAAAATTAAATAATATTTTATAATACAAAAACACGCCTACCAAATTTAGTAGGCGTGCTGTTTTTAACTGTTTTTAAACTTTTTTCTCTTCAAAATATTTCTTTAATATCTTGTTGATGATAGAAGATTTAGTCTCATTAAAATCCCCATTTTCAACTAGTTTGATAATTTTTCTCTCCATGTTTTTGCTAGTGTTAAAGCATATTTTCGTAACATCTTTTCTACTCATTAATTTCCTCCCAAAAATTTTATTATATGTGCTCCTCCCATGTTGTTTTAAACTGTTATTTTATTTTGTTGGTACGTTTCTTTAATTCTGATTTATGCAATAACATTTTTAGTATATCACATTTTCTTTAATTAGACAAAAATTTATCCCTTAAAAAATTCAAGTCATCTTTTAGGTCGTCTTTCATTTCTTTAATTGTAGACTTTAGCTCCTCATCTCTTTTACCGAGTTCAGACTTCAAATCCTTTAAACTTTCTTTTATCTCCTTGTCTCTTTCGTCAGAATCTTCTTTTAATTTTGAGATCTCTTTATACATTTCTTTTCTAACATTCTCAATAGTCCTTATAATAAACTTGTGATATGTGAAAATCCCTGCTGTAAAAGTAGCTATTACAGAAAATAATGTTGCAAGAACTGTAACTATCAAATCTAAGTCTTGTAGCACTATACATCACCATGTGTTTTTTTGAATATAGCTTCATAGAGTTCATCATCTACTTTACTATCTGTTCTTTTAACAAGTTCCCCCAGTAATATAATTACTATTTTTTCAACTGCTACAGTTCCAAACCATTTGCATATAAAGTACTTTAAGAATGATATAACAACATTCATTTAATCACTCTCCATAATATAGTTTCGCTTCTCTTTTTCTTCTACTTGTAAGTCCTGCAAGAACTCTTCCTCCAGCTTTATTCCATCTTAGGAACTGTTCTCTAATTTCATTATATGGTGCGTTAGCATTTATTTTTTTAGCTAGCGTTGAGTTTATAAAAGCTTGAGTTCCTACATTAAAACTAAAGCTTACGAGTGCATCAAATTGATGCTGAAGAAGTTCGTGTTTAATAGTTTCATTAACTGCCTTTTCAAATCTACATAAGTCAGCTTTTAAAAGTTGTCTTGACTGTTCTTTGGTTATTTTCATATCTGGTGTAACTCCTCCAGTGTGCCCTACTCCTATTGTCCACACTCCAGCTTGACATCTATAAGCGTGTAGGACTTCTCCCTCTTCTTTGATAATGAACTCAATACCTTTATCTGATGTTTTCATAATTTCCTCCATTTTTATTTTCTTCCAATTCCTATTATTTTAGTTATACAAGCAGTTTCATAATTAGCTACTAATACATCTGTACCATTTGTTTTGAAAATAGCAAAAGTATATCTATTTCCAAAGGTTTCAAAAAAATATCTATTCATAGAGTTTTGAGTTGCACTTGTTTCGGAATCACTATAAGTTATAGTATCTGTATTTAATAAATGCGACACTTTGTAATTTCTTTCATTAAAACAAGTCCAAATTTCAATTTGTCTAAAATTCTTTATACTTTCATTTAAAGTGATTTTATCTGGTATAGCAACTTGCGAAGAGAATAACTCTACTGTTTCATAGTTTGTATTGCCGTCTAAAACATTTATGTTTTCTCTTAATTCTTCAATATCTGTTTTATTGTTTTCTATTTTATTATTAATCTCTGTTAAAACAGAACTTGGAGGTACTTCATCATCTACATTTAAAGCTTTAATTATGTAGTTAACAGAAATATTGTTAGGAACGTTTTCATCACCTGTTGCCAGTTCATCTCCTGTTCTTAACACAGTTGCATTATCGCCATAACCAACGTTTTCATCTTTCTCAGACGTCAACCCAGTAACTAAAGGTTTCAAGTCTATAAACTCAGCATTTAAAGAATCAATATTTTCCCAACCATTAAGAATCTCTTTATGTTTGTGCTTGCCTACGCCTTGATATTCGAAACTTAGTAATTTTCTATCACTTGTATTTCCTTTTAAAAACTTACCTCTTAAATCTGGAAGATACTTTTTAGTTTGTAGATTTGATGATATAGGAATGTCTTTTAGATTAACAGTATATATTTCTAGTTCTGAAAGCGAAATAACCTCTGTATTTTCTCCTTCTATTTCTATTTTAAACCTATTGTATTCTTCAATAGTCTCATTAAAAGGTAGTTCTCTTTCAAAAACTTTATTAGTTTGAGGAGAAGTTGAAACAAAACTTTCTTCCCAAAGTTTTTTATCATCACCATAAAAAGCAACTCTTTTCCATTTTGAATTAGCTTCTCTATCTCTAGCTTTAAAAATTATTTTGCTAACTGCTCTTTTTTCAGGATAACTTATTTCTACATAACCACTAGCATTACCATCGGCTGTTGAAAAATAATCAAAATATTTTCTATTAAATATTTTCCAACCTGCTTCCGAATCTTGCCATTTGCTACTTTCTGTTACAGTGAATCCATTTTGACTTGCACTTTGCATTGCTGGAATTTCCATTTTAGCCATACGTCTAAATCCAGCTTCGTTTATACTCCAACCTGTTGGAAGTAAATTATATAATAATGGATAATCAAATTGTTTTATCTCTCTACCATCACATAGCAAAAATCCAAGTGGTATCGAACCTCCTACATAAGGAATTATAGTTCCTATTGGAAGTGCAGATATAGGTTTTGGAATTTCTGGAAAATCTGTTATATCTATTTTAGAATGTTTATGAGGCGATGGTGTAAATGTGCCAGGTATACCAGTTATTGTGCCCCAATCTTGATTATGAGCTGATGGAGGGAACGAACTAGGTTTTCCTGTTATTTCACTCCAAGTTGATGGGAATGTTGTTGGTTTATTTTGTATAGCACTCCATGTTAAAGTTATACTACTAGTATCTCCATCGTCTCCTTTATCCCCTTTAGGACCTATTGGACATGTAATATCATATGTGTTTCCATTTGATAAAACTATTGTATAGATATAGCTTCCATTACTTGACGTTTGTTTGTATCTGACATTAGTAATTCCAACCCCTTGAACCCCCTGAACTCCAGCGTCCCCTTTAGGACCTTGTGGACCAGCACCACCAGTGCTACCTTTAGGACCTATTGGACATGTTATTTCGTGTGATGTTCCGTTAGTAAGAGAAACTGTATATACATAACTACCATCCTGATTTGTATTTTTGTATGCTATCCTAGAAATTCCAACCCCTTGAGCTCCTGCTTCACCTTTAGCCCCAGCACTACCTGTATCTCCTCTATCCCCTTTAGGACCTATTGGACACGTTATTTCATATGTTTGATTATTTGTAAGAGTAACTGCGTATATAAAGCTACCATCAAGATTTTCATTTTTAAATGCAATTTTAGAAATTCCAACCCCTTGAGCTCCATCAGCTCCATTAGCTCCACGAGCTCCTGTTTCACCTTTAACCCCTTGAATCCCTTGAGGTCCTTGTTTCCCTGCTGGTACTGTAACTTGCCCTGCTACACTATCATCACTTAAAACAACCTCATATACGTTTTGAGTGTCTGTTGATTCTTTTAATCTCAATTCTTTTACATTAAGACCATCTTTACCTCTTACAAGTCCTAAATCTATTGTTGCCATTTGTTACCTCCTTTAATTTATTGTGTAGATTAAATGCCCGTCTTCGCTTAATGAGAAATTAGGTGCTGTATCCTCTTCGTGAGTTAAAATAAGATGTCCTTTATTATCTACATGAAAAGCGAATTGACCTTGAGCTGTAACTATTGCTCCTGTATCTCCTTTGTCTCCCTTTTCACCTTTAGCCCCATCAATCCCTTTAGGACCTCTTGGTGCTGTGAAAGCTCCTATTATTACTCCGTTATCTGTTTGCACTGAATAATTGTTTCCAGCTTCTGTACTTCCAGTGCTTGTAATTTTACTTATACTAGCTCCTGTGTCACCTTTTTCTCCAGCAGGACCTGTATTACCTTTATCCCCCTTTTCACCTTTTATAGAATCCCCACGAGGACCAGTAGGTCCTGGGTCTCCCTTTTCCCCACGAGGTCCTGTATCTCCTGTATCCCCCTTTTCACCCTTATCTCCTTTTACAAATTCTCCACGAGGACCAGTAGGTCCTGGTTCACCACGAGGACCAACAGGTCCTATATCCCCTTTTTCCCCACGAGGTCCTATATCTCCTTTATCTCCTTTTATAGAATCTCCTTTAGGTCCTGGGTCTCCTTTGTCCCCTTTATCTCCCTTGTTCCCTTTAAGATTAGCTTTGTTTTCATCTATAAATTGTTGGAGTTCTTCTTTTTTTTCTTCTGCAAAAGAATTTATGCCAGGTTTTATATCATCTATGACATAAGATTCTATCTCTATTTTGGTTTTATTTTCTATTTTTTTTAATTCTTCTCTAAACTGTTCTTGTGCTTCTACTTTAAAATTTTCTAATTGCTTCATAGCTTCGGCTAACAGTTCTTTAAGTTCCTGTGACATAGCTTCTTTATCTTTTAATAATAATTTATACACATCGTTATAGACTTTATCTATCATACTTTTATATTTATCATATAGTTCTCCCACTGGCAGTGCTTCTATATTTCCAGTAATTCCATTTCTAAACCATACACAATCATCTGGTAAATATGGTAAATTGTTTTGTCCAGCATTTTTAGTG